TTACCATACCGTTTTGAACATCTGGATGTTTCATTTGTGATTGCTTCTCTAGAAACTAATTCTAGTGTGAATAATTCTTTTGCACCATCAGAAAATTGTCTTGATACGTTTGAGACGTAAAGATAAGTATCAGGTGTGTTAAATTCAATGGGCAAATTTTTTGCAGTATTAGCAGCAACTTTGATACTTACTCTCTCACCACCACGAATTGGAAGTCCACTGTATACTGATTCCATTGAGTCTGGTTCAGTTTCTCCTTCTTTACTACTAGAAGGAACTGCACCACCAGCTGACGCAACCAACATCTGTGCTGTAATACAGGGTGAAAATAAATCCTCAAAGAAATTCAATTTCACGACACCAAGATTCAACTCAATAGTCTTCTTACTACCGTCTGTGGTCTCGGTAGAAATTTCTATGCTTTCATAAATGGCAGGATTTAATGCAGACATATTTTATGGTAGACTATTATACATTGCTTTGTTAAAGTTTTTATTACTAACTTCTTCACCATTATTTATGCCATCATCAGATGTTTCTATTCCAGCAGCTTTGTTCATGCTATCTATTAAACTTTCAACAGAATCATGAGTAGGAATATCTATTATAATATCTTCCTCACTATTATCAAGGTCTAATTCAGGCATATTTTTTGCTGGTGGTGTAATTGAACCAGGTGGTAGTGGGGTTTCTTTTGAATTTTGATCAGATGATGTTTTAGTAGGATCAAAAATATCAGTGTATCCATCAGAGTCTCGCTGATATGGAAAGACATTTTGTTCACGAAATAGATCCTCATTTCCTTTATATTGTAAACCTGGATCTTTTTTGTTCTCATAAGGAAGGTAACTTATAAATCCATTATCTCTATCAATAAGAAGTATAATTCCATTTTTAGATAATTCTTTATCTAACTCTTTATAATTTTTTTCATCTAATAAATTTTGCTGTTTATCAGTTAATTTTCCACCCTGTTGTTGCTTCAACATTTCTATTCCATCCATGATGAGTTTCTCTTTATCTAAATCAGCATCAGCATTACTTTCCTCATCATCTTGCTGAGTATCATCACCGCTACCATCACCACTGTCCTCACTACCATCTTCACTATTATTTTTTACTAATTGATCATATAAATCTCCAATTCCAAGTTCATCTGCTAGTTGCTTATCACTCTTATCCAAAAAGTTTCTTACGTCTCTAATCGTTGTGAGTGTTATCTTTGTAAATGCATCCTGCACCTTACGCATGAATTTTTCAATCTGGTTTTTAATATTCACAAAATCAAATTTACCCACTAACTCTTGCATCTCAGAAAATCTCACACCCAGTCCTGTGAAAAAATCTATCGTGCTTCTAACAAATCCCTCAACAATATCAAAGAACTTCTTAAGTCTCTTCATCACACCCTCAGCCAGTTTAATAATCTTGGGTAAATTCAATACTGTCCATCCAATTAAAACAGTCGCTAAGAAATCAAGTATTCTTCCTAAGAATCCTTTTGTCTTATTTCTTACTGCTCTGCCTCGTGCCTTAAAAGCACCCATTACACCACCAGCTTCAATTAAATCTTCCTTATCTCTCCTTCTCATATTATCTCTTCTTCTAGCAAATAACTTAGAAGACATAGATAAAGATTCTCTCTTAGCAGCATTTCTCTTAGTAACGCTCTCTGAGATCTGATCAGAATTTGTTTTAGCAGTCTTAATTGACTCTGATAAACCAGACAATGATCTCTTTATTGAATCTAAGTTTAAATTTGACCTCATTATACTATTGGGACGTTATACTGTATATGAGAAAAAGCAACGTACATATTATTAATATTGGATGATGGAGCAAACGTGAGTAAAGCTGCTCTGCCCTCAGCACCGAATGGTGCAGGTTGTGATGGTCTTTCTTGATTTACTATTATATTATTTGTTTTGATTTTATCAAATTGTGTTGATATATCTGTAGAAACATCACCGCTGATAGCTTCAAATCCAGCAGATTGTGCGATCAAATCATATCCCGTAGTTGCTATCGGATATCCTAAGAGAGGTCCAAGCACTTGCACCCCAAGTCCAAATGCTTTCATACCAAAATTAGGACTAGCCATCATACGACGACCAATACTCTGCGAAAGTATAAATGATAAAAGACCACCAGAGGCACCTGTTAATTCTCTTTTAGGATCAGCACCTTGACTTATCTGATTTGCTGCAAATCCAAAGTTTGCTATTGCAGATAAAACTACACCTAGACGATTTATATTTCTATTCTTATTATTAATATTTGGTTTTTTATTTTGTGGGTTAACATTGGGTGGAATTGGAACATTATTAAATAAACCCGATGCTCCTGCAGCTATCGCTTGAACCAAACCTCTTGCAATATTAAAGATTAATCTTATTGGTTTAATTAATAAATTAGAGACTGCTACTTGTGTAAGAAATGTTGCTAGTCTTGTTAATGAATTAAGTGCAATCAATAAACCACCATTAATCGCCAGAAATATACCACCTGCTGCTGCAAGTTGTCCAACTATTGTATCACCAATGTTTTTTAATGCTTCCTTATCATCATTTACCAATGCTGTTATTAAATTAAGTGTTCTTCCTACTATAAATCCACCTAGTAGTACATTGAAGAAATTAATGAGTCTCGTCAAAGTAAATGTTGCTTTTGCTCCTATTCTCTGCACAGGTGCAAATAACGCTGCTTGTATTCCCCTCTCTAGATTATTTTCAGCACCTCTTCTTAAATTACGATCAGCAAGCATCATTTCTTGCCTTCGCTCTTGATCCATTCTTAAGTTCTCTATTGCTGCTGATTGTTTTATTTGTTCAGCAACTTGAACTAATGACTTATTAAGTGCACTTACTTGTATTGTTACAGACACAAGTGTACTGTTTATTGTAGTTATCGCAGTCTGATTAGATTTTACAGCAGCAGCAATTTTCTCATCACCCTCAGCACTTTGTCTTTGAAATAGTGCTAGAGATGAGATTGGTCTTTTTGGAGGTGCAGATATGTTAAAACTCGTAAATGCTGCTGGAGCTATTCGTTGTTCTGTCTGTTCCCCTTGTTGACCCTCCTGTTGCTGATCTTCATCCATTAATACCTCTTTTCTGCTGAGCCTTCAGTTTTTCCTCCTCAATATATTGTTGGAGCAATGTGAGGTAGATATCTCTCTCCCACGGAATCATATTTTCTAGCTCTGTCAAACTATATTTATGGTGTTGCATCAAGGCAAAATTTGTTTTGTAGTATGACTCTAGGTCTTCGTGAGCCATACCTAGACGAAAAAAGAGTTTAACCCCTCCAATGTAACATCACTTTCGACCTTCGTATTTGGATTAGTAACTTTAAATGTATGAGATAATCTAGGCATTGTTTCAAAGAATTTTTCTATTTTCTTGAATTGATTTGAATCCAATTGCTCTAAGAAATCCTGCATTTCATCTTTTGTGCAGTCTGCTGCTGACCAAGATTCATCTTCACTATAAACTTGCTCAATACAAGACACAACCATATCAAAAGTATCATCAACTTTCATCTCAGTGCTGAAGTTATTCTTGATAAATTCACCCATCGCTGGATATTTCATTCTCATACTTAATTTACCATCTAGAGGTATGTCTACACTATGATCATCATCTTTTTTTATTTTGATATCATCTAAATTGATCATCACAGGCACCTTTGTTTTGTTGTCGTCAGGGCAAGTGATTAACACCTCAACACTTTCACCTACAGATTTTCCACGAATATTTAAAAACAAATATTCAATATCGAATGTAGAGAGTTTATCAACACTAATCCCTTTTGTTAAAATACAACTCCCCAGTACATCTTTCACTGCTTGTGCGATCTGCTTATCATCTTGACTCTCCATCGCAATGATGAGTATCTTCTCCTCTTTTACAAGAAAAGGTCTATACTTTATATTTTTTCCACTAGAAGGAATCGTCAACCCATAAGTTGGAGTACTAATCTTTGGTAAAGGCATGATATATTACTAAATTGTATATTATATAGTCAGTAAAAGTAAGTCTAACTCATAGAGTAGAACTCACTAATTGATGGTCCTGATCCTGATCCTGATGGTTCTGGTGTAAATGATATGCTTGGATCAATTAAATCAGTATATTCCCCAGAGAAATCACCAGAAGTATTTGTTTCTGATTTTTTATTATTTTCTAATATGTTATTGTATCTACCACGATACTTATCGTAACTAGAATATTTACCAGCAGAGTATCTATCAAACATAAACGTAGCTGTTGCTTTTAATACGTCAGATCCCTCATACTTAACAGGTATTGAATTTATTTGTTGTGGGAACATACCGTAAAAATTATACTGCATTTCCTCTTTATAGTCTCTATCAAATTTTATTATCTTAGTTTGATATGCTTTGTAATCATCAGGATACTCCATTCTAAAATAATAATCTTTTCTATCTTGATCTTCACGGGATGCGTTTGCAATAAATTCGATCCAGTGTTCTAAAAACTTCAAACTTTTATATTCACTATCAACGTAAAATTCTAAATTTATTTTTGTAAACACTTTGGTGTGAGCCATATTTTCAGTGACTCCCATGAAGTTACCAACTATCTGACTAGTTGCAAGAGTTGCACCAGGCAACACTGCATTGTTACAAAGTAATCCTGATGTCTCAGTAATGAATCTATAATTAACTCCACGCACATTTAAATGTTGTCTGACACCAAGAGGTAGTCCTCCAAAGATCACCTGATAATGTGATGTTTGTGCTAGATTTGTGAATGTAGGTTTAAAATCATCAATTCTGCGAGGTTTAACCACTCTAAATACCTAAAACTTGTCTTATTATTATTTAGATGTCTTACAAGGGTAAATATCAACCATCTTACCCACGAAAGTATAAAGGTAATCCTACAAACATAGTTTATAGGTCACTTTGGGAAAGAAAGTTCATGGTATATTGTGATAATAATGAACGAATACTTGAGTGGGGTAGTGAAGAAATGTATGTGTGGTATCGTTCACCGATAGATAATAAACCACATAGATACTTTCCTGACTTCTATATCAAAGTGAAAGAGAGTACGGGTGCAATCAAAAAATACATCATAGAGATCAAACCAAATAAACAAACTAAACCACCAGCAAAACCAAAAAGACAAACAAAGGGTTATTTACGTGAAGCGTATGAATACGCAAAGAATCAAGCAAAATGGGAAGCAGCAGATGATTGGTGTAAAGATCGTGGATATGAATTTAAAGTCTTCACAGAGAAAGAGTTAGGTATTAAATATGGCACGTAGAGCAACTAGATTATCACCCAAAGCATTACTTCGTTTAAGAAAGAAGTTAATTGATGAGGGATTGTATAAAGAAGACAGACCTGAAGATACGATTGGTAATCGTATTCGACCAATCTCAGATAGTCTTTTATCAATTAAAAATCCAGATGAACTTGTACAAAGAGTTAAGACTGTACTGACTGAAGGTCCTGTTGTTCCCATACCAGGTTCATATTATGTCTTTCGTTATATGGCGAAAACACCAGAGATTAAATTTGATTTAAATCCATTAGTACAAATTACTGAAGTTTTTTCTTGGGGTTTCATTGGATTTAATTTTCACTGGGGCAGAAATAGAAAATATACGTATTCAGAAGTGCAAGGTGGACTATATGAAGTGACTGCAGATGAGTTAAAAGACCTTGAATTGATACCATTTCAGAATTTCCAGATGAAACCACCTAAATAGTTAAAAAAGTTGATGGCTGAAGTAAATTTAGAAGAAATGAGTCAATATTCAAACTCCGATAGTAGGAAGTTTGATTCTAATACTTTTGCGTCAACCACAACTGGTAAGAAAGAAGAAGGCAAAGCAAAAAAACCAAAAATACTATCATATCCATTATCAAGGAGAGATGATCAAGATACAGATTATCTAGAGATAATGATAGCAGAGTATGTAGCACCAGGTTTAGAATTGCAAGGAATAGATTTTACATTTACTAAAGAGGTAGGAGATGGACCTGATAGAGTAACAACAGATAAGTCACAACTTCTATTTAAAAACAAAGAAGGTAATTTTGTAAAAGATGCTTCATCTGCTGACTTCGCTTTGAATACGGGGACTAAAGCAAATAGAAAGAAGAAAAAAATAAAGTTCATTGTTAACTTACCAATACCTAGAAGTGTAACTGATAGTCAAGGAGTGCAGTATGGAGAGAGTTCATTAAACCCATTAGAGGCAATTGGACTGTCTGCGGCTGCTGGTGCGGTAAATCCAGCAGGTAGTATTAAAGGTTTAACAAATGCTTTTAAAAGACTTACCACTGGTGCGTTTGAAAATATAAGCAGTGATGTAAACACACAAAAAGCAATTGGTGCTGCAATCTCAGGAACTGCTATCGGGGCACTAGGTGGTAATGTTAGTGCAGATCAACTTATCTCAAGGGCAACGGGTCAGATTTTAAATCCAAATCTTGAATTATTATTCAATGGAGTTGGTATTAGAACGTTTCCATTTTCCTTTCAATTCTTTCCTAGAAATAGATCAGAAGGACAAGTTGTTATGAATATAATCAGAACTTTAAAAACAGAAATGGCTCCATCTCGAACATCCAAAAGTGTTGGTGGAGGTATATTCATATCAGCCCCCAGTGTTTTCCATCTTAAATATAAAAAAGGAAATGGTGAACATCCGTTTTTAAATAGATTTTTACCCACAGTTTTAAGTGATATGAAAGTTAATTACACTGCTGCTGGATCACACTCTACATTTTATGATGGTACACCTACTAATATTCAAGTTGACATGCAATTCAAAGAACTCAATCCAATCTTCAGAGAAGATTATGATTCTGCAGGAGGAGTTGGATACTAATGTCTTACTTTAGAGAACTACCAAATATTGATTATCAATCACCATTTTCCTCAAGAGTATCTTCAAGAGATTATGTCCAAGTAAAGAATCTTTTCCGTAGAGTAAAATTACGTGATGATTTAAAAAATTCAATCACTTATTTACAAAATTATTATATAAGAGATGGATTTAGACCCGATCAAGTCGCAGAGGACTTATATGGACAATCTGATTTAGATTGGATTGTTATTCACTCTGCTGGAATAGTAAACATCAGGGACGAATGGCCACTTACAAGTAAAGAAATTTACGATTACTCTTTAAACAAATATGGAAATGATTTAAATGAAATAAAATATTATGTTACCACAGAGGTCAAGGATGCGTCTGGTAATGTATACCTTCCAAAGGGTCAAGTAGTAGACGCTGATTTTACAATACCAGATCCAACATCATCTACAGCAACTCTAAATCCAGTAGGTGGAGTTACTAACTATGAGTATGAAGCAAGTATAAACGAAGATAAAAGAAATATTACAATACTCAGACCCTCTTATAAAAATATATTCTTACTTGATATAAGAAGGATTATGACTTACGATAAATCTTCCCAATTTGTAAAT